CCATGCCTTTGCTTTTGCTGGATACACAACTCTGATTTTTCTTGTTAAACTGTCAAAAATTTCCATATTATATTTTTACTTAATTATTTAATCTTGTTTTGGTAAAGGAATGTAAATAACTTGATGTCTACAAGAATATCCCCCCCTGTATTGTGCAAATGTTTCGGGCGTTGTGTTTTTATTCCAACCGCTATTTTTTCCCTTGTCTAACCTTCTAATTATTTTCGGTATATCTTCCACCCTGTACATTCCTTTTTTAACCTCTAAATCCTCAAATAAAGACGTTTTCCCCGTTAAGTGTTCACAATTTCCACGTGACGTAGAAATAAGACTGCCAGCGTATATGAATCCGTCTAATTGGTACGCGTCCCTTACTATGTCGTTTGTTGCTCCATCGTGCTGGTTAATAGAATCCATTGCAACTTGTTTCACATAGCGTAAAAATCTACCATCCCTTTTTTCCGTTCCTTTTACAAATACGCTTAGTTCTTTTTCAATATCCTTAACCTTTGATTTCAAAGCAACACCCTTGAATAATATATCTCTAATCGGTGTTATATAGTTAGCTTTCAATGCTTGTTCGCCCAATAGGTTATCAATGATATTTTCTATTGAAATTCGTCTATAAACACTTATTTCATTCCTTATCTTTTTTGTGAACTCAGCACCAGTTATACCCTTGTATATATCGTTATTTAGTTCATCAATCTTTTCAAAGTTAGGTAAAAATTCATCAATCTTTTTTTGTAGAGTTGATTTTCTAATAACACCAAGAACCTTTTTTGTAATGCTGTTTAAAAATTTATTATTTATCGTTTCCTTTTGTAACCTCCCTTCTTTCTGTGATAACTTTCTCAATATACCAAGTATCTTGTTAAATATAGCTTTTTCGCTTGATTTAATGCCGTCTAACAGCCTTTTTTCAGCCTTATCTATAATCTTATCCTTTTTGTTAATATCGTCCTTTAATGCCATATTTTCGGTTATTGTTCACCATCGAATAAAACTACATTATCAATCAAATAAGGTTGGATAAAACTATCTACATAGTTGTATATTTGTTCTTTGCTCAAGTCTAAAACATCAATAGCAGATTCTTTCAGTATATTATTGAAAGCTATACTACTATAATCTCTTTTTATTATGTCGTTTCTGTTGTAGATTCCTAGTGCCATTCTTTCAGTTATTTCCTCTTGTGACAAAATCCACAAAGGTGAATACGCTAGTTTTAAATTTTCTATTTTTATTTTTCTTGTATTGCCTTTATACTTGCTCTCAATCACCTCAGTCATTGCGTTGTATTTGTCAGCTGAGAAAGTAGTATTTACTTTTTCAAGTTTGTCCTCGATTGTTTCTAATTCATAGCTTTTCGGCAACGTAACATGAGGTGTTTGTCTTAGTCCTCGATTGCTTTGCAAAAGACATTCCGTAAAAAACAATTGGCTTTGCATAACTTGACCAAGAAAACCCTTTGTGATATTTTCCATAAAAAAGGCGGTCGGTCGCATTCTCATTTTCATAGCTTCACCGCTTTCGCTTGTATTGATTAACAAGTCAACACCCAATGCATTTGCACCCATTTTTAGGAATGAAAAAGTGTCTTCCTTATTTAGTTTCAATAGGTTGGAATCAGCCGCTAAATACTCTATTAGGGGGCGGTTATTCGTTCCCTCGATGCCTTTGTTTTCAGCGTAAACCGTTCCCGCTGGTGAATCATTGGAACGCCCTGAGCCGTTGCAACTATTGCAAGTTGAATACGTCAATTGCTTAACACCGTCAATCATTTCCTCTTTTGCAATCTGTCCTTTTGCCTTACAAGTTTTACAACCTATATCACCGTTTACAATTTTTACGGGATGCGAAAACCTAGTATTGACTACTTGGTTATCCGAAAACCTAACAGCAAATTCATCGAAATACTCACACGCACCACGTATAAAACTTTCGTTGTATTGTTCGTCACCGTCAGGCGTAGATGTCAAGACCCCAGCCATAAAAACAACAGGCAGAACATTTGTACTTATTCCGTCTTTTGTTGTACCCGTATCGTGAAAATACCAAACCTCTAATTCGTAAACTCGCTGCTTATCGACAAAAGTATTGGTAGGCACATAAGTATAATAGTATTGGTCATCAACTAGAAAATACCAGTCTAAATCACCGCCTTTTTTCATAGTCATTGAACCACCAATCCACGCAAAAACATTGTATTCTGAGGTTGGAATATGCTTGAAACTTTCAAAAGGTACAACAATTGGCTTAATACCGACAACTCTATTGGCACTTAACTGAGAAGGCGGTAAACTTGCATCCTCTGAATTGAACGGGAAAGACAAAACGGCATCATTTGCACGTTCCATTCCTCTCTTGATAATGTATCTATAATAATAATCAAAAACGTCAACTTGCGCCCCCATTAAGGTAAACGGTTTACTGTCGTTCCAATCTTTCAACGTTTCGGAATGGTCTTGTATGTGGATACTAGACTCTTCCAAACTTTTGCCAATGTAACTAAACAACTTTGTCAGAATATCATTGGAAAACCGCCTAACATTTTGTTGGCGATATTCTTTTACATCTTCGGACTCATTCGGTCGTTGTCTGTCGATTAAATCAGACTCTACCCTTCTCGTATGTGTGATTATTTGCTCATACGAGATTGTGGCGTACTCAGTCGAACCAAGTACGCCATCAAAAAAGGTAGGATTATTATTTATAAACTCAATTACTCCCATTTAATAATTTTCTATTTTAGCACCCAACACTAACACCAGGCAATAACACCCCTTGTCTAACACCTTCCTCAGTAATTGCAAAAGTCATTGTCCATTCAGCCGAACCAGTTGCGTCAACCGTGTGTGGTGTTTGAGTAACTGAAAAACTCATACCAGGACTTTCTCCTATTCCCGTTGCTGCTGTTAAATCATAACTTGATGCCTTAACCGCTGTTGTTACTGCGTTATTGAAATACCAAAAACCGCTAGCATCCTTCCACGCTAATCTCATTCCAGCACTATTCTTATTTAGCGTATCAAAGTACGTGAAATCACTACCATCATCAGCCGTAAAAATAGTTTTAAATTCGATAGTCGTTTCACTACCAACTACTTTTTTCTTTTTGTAGCTTACTGTGTGTACTGATTCAGTTGGCGCACCTACAACCAAATTTCCGATTGGTGACAAAGAAATATCGCCAGCTGTGATTTTTGTTTGCCATTCCGCATTATCTGAAATGTCAGTAAATTCGGCGTCACACTTAAACAGAATAAACTGCTGAATCGTGCTTTCCCTTGTTTCCTCCGCGCATGAATCATAAGAAACTGGTGGAGTGGATGCACCTGTTGAGCAGCACCCTGTTGAACATAAACTCATAATCTTTAAAATTTAATTTTATATAAAATTAGTTTCCTTTTTTATTTCTTTCTTGACTTTTTCCCTTCACAGTTCCAAAGTTTTCTAGCAAAGTCATTAGCACCCGCACCACGTTTGGAACTCTTGATACCACTTGAACGAGCGCAATAGCTGTCCCCTCTCTTCGTTCCTGGTGCTGCCTTGTATCCTTTTGCTCCAAATTGTACCGTACCGCTTTTTCCATCGGTTGGAGTCGCTTTGTATTTCTTTCCTTTTGCTGTACCTTTTGAAATCTTGTAACTCCTACCTTTTACTTTTACAGTTTTTCCAATTTTTATTCGACTAGCCATATTTTTTCGTTTTACTCTTCTTTGTTTTCTTCTTTTTTCTTTTTCCTTTCTTTTTTAAAGGGTTGTATTTCATTTTCATCTAAGATTTGTTTTAAATGTTGCTTATTAGGTGGTCGCCATCCGTCCAAGTTCAAAGATTCTTTGTTTCGTTCGTACCAGTCTTTTTTCTTGATAATTGGCGCAACACTTGACCGTCTGTAATTGTATAATATTATGTCATTCTCTTGTAACTGCATTATTATTATTATTTTACCTCAATATAACCTTTTTTTCCCACAATACCAAACTTTAACCTACTTTTTTTACTCTAATTTCCCACTTTTATCCAAAATGTAGTCATTTCCAGTACTAATGTAGTAATATATAGGTATTAAGACGGTAGAAACACAAACCATAAACAAAATAGTATTGAAAACGTTTTTTAGTTGCATCCAAATTTCTTTTGACATTCTGTATATACATTAAAATTATAAACAAACATTGGTAACGCTCCCACGTTAATCTCAGGAGTAAAACCATCCATTAAAAATTCAATATCGTTAAAAAACAAGTTTTCACCAGCAAAAACATTCCTTATATATTTGTGCAAGTAGAAAGGTATTTTTTCAAGCAAACTAATATTTTTTTGGTCACGTATTGTGGTAGTTGTTCTTATCGTTCCTGATGTTTCAACCTCAACCGCACCCTCTTCGTTTTGCATCACCGCCCAAATACCAATTTTATTTGAATATGCAAAGTTTGAACTACCCACAAAGCTATCAGCTAACCCGTAATAATTCCCACAACAATCTAAGAAACTATACTTACTTTCAATGTATAATAAATCTTCGCAATCATCCAATTTTTTAAAGGTTTCGGTACAATAAACATCCGTTTCCGCTGCTACATCATCGTACACTTTAAATTTGATTGAAAAACAAGTACCCGCTAAATTTTCGCACTTGTCAAAGTCAATTTGTATAGTTTGGTAACTACCAACCCCCTCAGTATAGCCTACAACATAGTCGTTCGAGAAAGCTGTATAATCACTTGATACAACAACACCGTCCACGTCCAATAATTCAGCTTTTACAAATAATCCCCAACCGCTTGCTGGGTTTGTTGGGTCAGGGTTAAATTCATCAACTAACCTTAGCTGTATATCAAACACGCCCCCTGTTTCGTACTTCAAGCAAAAGGGCGTTGCACCCTCTTCTAAGCTACAATTGAAAAGCTGTGCGCAATCTTTAGCGATAAGTTCACAAGATGCACGACAATCGATTATATCAGGCATACAAACTGTTTTACCGTAGCTTTTTAAGTCTATATTGTTGCCCTCGCTTTCTATATTTAAGTAATTTGCCATATTTATATTTTAGAATAAACCCGTTGTATTACAAGAAGACGCTACACCGTAAACGACTTGTGGAGTCGCTAACCATTGAACTCTATAATAGTTCTCAGGTATATTAGTTGCAAAAATAGTGATAAAATCAACCCATCCGCTTCCATTTGCACCACTTGAAACCGTACCACAGACAAACCCTTCAGCTTCGGCATAAGCCTTCAAATCATTAGCCATTGCAAGCGATTCAGTACCAACGTAACCACCTACGTCACCGATATTTGTACCGTCAGCAAGTTGTAAAAATGCAGCACCGTTAGTCAAAACACCATCCCATTGTACAGTACATTTTGTAATATTTTGATATTCCAAACATCCCGTAACAACACCAGTCTCTACACCGTAGTCCTCGTAAAATATTTCTATTATTCCAAGCGGTAAATTTGTACCGGTTATTACAACATCGTTAATCTGTCCACTTGTTCCAACCGTTACCAATACTTGGTTATATATATACCCATTGGAATCCAAC